AACCACCCTGATGCGGAACGTCTGGTCGGAATCGGCCTGCGTCTGCAGACAGCCATTGATTCACTGGATAGCTGGGCGAACACAAACCCGGAGGACAGTGAACAATGAAACAAATACTCGAACAAAAACAGCGATGCGATCCGGGAGGCCGGTCAGGCGCTGGTCGATATTGGCTCCGAGCTGGCGGCCGGGCGCATAGACGACGCATTCGAACGTATGGAAGCCGCCCGTCAGAAATACGTGGAATGGCAGGAACTCGATCAGGCCATTCTGGATATCGAAGAAGCTGTCAGTAACAGGACGAACACATTGGCGGTTCAGCAGATCCTCACAGAGCTGATCTCATCGGTTCTTGGAATTGCCATCCGCAAAGGAATGAATTGATGGGTGTCTCTGATAAGGAGCGCAGGCTGGCCGAAACACTCCGTGACCCGGTCTTGTGGGGACAAGCATATCTCTACAACCGGGACGGTTCGGCTCGGTCGTATTGGGACCATCAGAAGGAGGACCTCCGCTGCTCCCACAAAAACATCATTCACCTTGATGGCCGTGATGTTGGCAAGTCGATCGTGCTTTCGACGGATGCACTGCACTATGCCTTCACGACTCGCGGCGGACAGGGATTGATTGCCGCTCCTCATCAGGGACATCTCGACACGGTCATCGAGGAAATTGAGTACCAGCTGGATCACAATGAAGACTTGATGAACAGCATTGCACTCTCGAAATACGGCAAGCCGAAGATTCACCGGAAGCCGTATTTCCGTCTGGAGTTTACCAATGGCTCGGTTCTTTATTTCCGACCGGCCGGTGCCTATGGCGATGCGTTCCGCTCACTTCATGTGGGCCGGATCTGGGTAGATGAAGGCGCATGGCTTTCCGAGCGTGCATGGAAGGCGCTCAGACAATGCCTGAAAACCGGCGGCCGTCTGAAAATCTATTCCACGCCCAACGGCCTGCGAAACACGACTTATTACCGGCTGACCATGTCGGAACAGTTCAAAGTGTTCCGCTGGGCCTCTTGGCTCAATCCATTCTGGACCGCCGAACGTGAATCGGAATTGCTGGAGTTCTATGGCGGCAAAGACACATCAGGCTGGCAGCATGAGGTGGCCGGGGAACACGGAAAGCCTTCCTACGGGACGTTCAACGTGGAGCAGTTCAATCTCTGCCGACAGGAATTGCTGGAGTATCAGAAGGTCACCATTACCGATGCCGAGCTGCGTGATTGTGAAACGGAAGAAGCCGCCTATGATCGGCTTGAACTGTTGCTCAACCTCACGCCCCGAACCGGACTGTTCTGGATTGGCGGAGACCTTGGATATACAAACGACCCGACCGAACTGGTTATCTTTCAGGAAGCCGAGGTAGGTGATCGCAGCATCCTGAAACTGGTGCTGCGCATTCACATGGAGCATGTATCGTATCCGCACATTGCCCAGACCATCGCACTGCTCGAACGTTATTTCACCCCGGCGGGAATCGGCGTGGATAATGGCGGCAACGGTCTGGCCGTGGTGCAGGAACTATTGACCCTTGACAAATACAAAGAGCTGGAGCTGGAAGGCCGATTGAAAGGATTTGACTTCGGCGGCATGACCCGGCTCACCATCCGCGACGGCAAGGAAATCAAAAAGCGGACAAAGGAGCTGATGACCAGCTTGATCAACGGTGCCCTACAGCGCAAACAGGTCATCTTCCCGTCAGACGATCTGGAAATTGAAGATCAGTTCACCACTCAGACTTACACCCTGCGGGACGGCAAGATTATCTACTCCAAAGGCAACGACCACATCATCGACGCGGTTCGCTGTGCCATGCTCATTCGGGAGCAAGGCAACCTCGACCTTGCCGGTGAAGAGACCGTATGGCTCAAACCTGTTCTGACAGAGCCGGTCTTTATTTAACCCGCCTTTCCGACGTTTTCCCTCTCCCTCCGGTAAGTAACCCCAGTGTTGCCGTGATCGCCCCACAGCGGGGAGATGTGCGGCCGTTAAACCGGAAATAACCCGAGAGGATTACGTGGATACAAACGCCCAGCCAGATACCGAGCAGCCTGACAACGAATCCAATGGATACGCCATTGTGCCCATGGCCGCAGCGGCAGCCCTCGATGCATCAGCCTTCAGCAAGGTAAACGCGTCGGACGCGGTTCCGGCCACATGGGAAGAGCGAGCCAGAAAGGCTTGGGAATACTATGTCGAAGAGCCGTTGGTAAAGAACTGTGTCAATTCATGGCGCACCTTTGCGGTCGGGGATGAAATCAAAATTACTAGTGATGACGAGACTCTGAAAGACGATGCGGTCAGCACCGCATGGCGACTCGATGTATCGGAGTTCATAAAGGACATGATCCTTCAGCTGCTGGTCAAAGGTGATGCCGTCGGCTTCAAACGATATGCAACTTCCGGTCAAGACATCGAGGAAGTGGTATGCGTCAATCCGGTTTCGGTGAAGGTGAAGTATGCCCAAGGCGAGCTTATCGAAGCCAAGCAATATGCCGAAGATTCAGCCTCGGCCAGTGACCCCATTGACCTTCCGGTGGATCAGGTCATCCACCTGAAATGGGATGCCCCGGGCTTTTCACCAAGAGGCAACTCACTGGTTCTTCCCGCCTTTCAGGCCATCGAACTGCTGCGTGACTATCGTCGCGCCGAACAGGCTATTGCCAAGCGCTGGGCCACTCCGTTCCGCTTGCTCAAAGTGGGCGGTGCCTTCGGACAGAAGATGGTAATGCCGGATCAGCGGATGTTGGAACAGGTCCGTGACATGGTCAACAAGATGGATATGAAAAGCGGCCTTGTGGTCCCGTTCTATGTGAATGTGGAAACCCATGGCACCGATGGCCAGGTCCTCAACGTCGAGGACAAGGTCAAGGAGGTCAAAGAAGACATTGTGGTGGCACTGGGCCTTTCCCGGTCCTTGGTGACCGGCGACGGTCCCAACTTTGCCACGGCTTCTGTGAGCATGCAGAAGATGATGGTCATGATCCGGGAGATCAAACAGGCCGCCCGCAAACTGCTCGACTGGGTCTTCGATGACTGGATGGAACTGAAAGGCCACGCCGACAAATCCCTGCAATTCATCTTCAATGACCTCGACCCAAGTGATGCCGTCGACTTCAAGAAGCTGCTCATCGAGCTGTATGACCGCAAACTGATCAGCCGTTCCAGCCTGCAGCTCAAGATGGATCTGGACCCGGATATCGAAGCTGCCAACCGCGAGACCGAACGTAAGAACATCGACCTGATGGATGAAAAGCAGGTGAAGCCGGTCGTCGATATGGTGGTGTCTGGAATCATGAGTGTGCCCAGCGCCAGAAAGATGCTCGGTATTCCCGCTGACGGCAATGATCTCGATACCGAGGCACACAATCACTATACAGAGGAGCTGGAAGCAACGGCGGCAGCTTCCCTGTGTGATGAATGCAGCCACTTCAATCCCGATTCCAACCGCTGCCGGGTACACAACACGGAGCGCACTTTCGATTCCCCGGCCTGCAGATTCATTGACCGCCGGGAATCCTGACCATGCCTTCCGACCTTAAAGAACGCATTCAGGCGGCAACGCTCAAAAGCCTGAAATCCCGTAACCGCTACAACGATTCCATTACCGCCCAACTGACTCAGTCCCTCAACAAGGCTGAACAGGAAGTGGCTCAGGCCATATTGAAATACCGCAGTCTTGGATCTCTGCCGGACAACAAGCTGGCTGCGTTGAAAGGTCTGGAGAAACTTCAGGGTGAGCTGGACGATGTTCTGCGTCAGTTGAAGCGTGACCAGACGCTCGTCTTCCGCAAGAGCACCAAGGACGCCTTCAAAGGCGGCATCGCTCAGGGCATCACCGAGCTGACATCCGCCTCACTGCCTTTCTATGCCGACCTCAAGCCTGAAGGTATCGATAAACTGGCCACCAAAGTGTTCACAATCGTCGACACCAATGCCCTCGATTTCATGACGCAGTACAACCTGACTCTTGCCGGTGATGTCCATCGTGAGCTGTCAGATGGTATCAAACGGACAATTCTGAGCGGGATAGCCACAGGCAAAGGCGCGGATGATATTGTCCGGGACCTCGGCAAAGTCATCATCGACAAAGACTCGTTCAGGCAGGCTGGCAGTCGCGTGTTCAGCAAGGCGCAGTACCGCATGGAAATGATCGCCCGGACTGAAGTCTTGCGATCGCACAACATGGGGCGGCTGAAATTCCATGAGCGAGTCGGTGTTCAGAGACTTGAATGGATGGCCATGAATGATGAGAGAACCTGCCCGGTGTGTGGACCTCTCGACGGCAAGACATTCCTCATCGATAAATTCCCCCAACAACCCGCACATCCGCATTGCCGCTGCACAAACCTTGTCGCGTGGCCCATGAGCATCTGTGGTTCCGACTTATCCGCACAAGCGGCACCCAAGGCTTCACAGGGCGATGCCTGTATACTGCCCCCGCATGCGTTGGAGGGAATGGCCGATGCACAGGCAAAAGAGAACGCCAAACTGAAGGATGCGTTTGAAAAGGGAAACGCCGATGACCTTACGGCTCTCACGGTAAAACAGCTCCAGACACTTTCCAAAGAGAACGGCATCTCCATTGCCCGCACCAAGGCCGATTTCATCAAACTGCTCGATCAGGCAGAGCCGGGCATAGACCACAGCACGCTTTCAGGAGCGGCACTGAAGGCAAAGCTCAAGGAGCACAAAATCGGCCTGCTCCGAACAAAGGAAGATTTGATCGGGCTGTTGGCTCAAAAGCAGGCGGAACTCAAACAGGCACAACTCATTGCCCAGCAGATGTCCAAACTGCCACCGGTCGAAGGACTCGAGGGTACGCCGGTATCACAGCTCAAAGAGATGGCCAAAAGTAACGGCATTTCTCTGAATATGACCAAACAGGAGACCATTGAATTATTGGACAAACTCGAGCCGGGAATTGACCACACCTCCCTGAAGGGAAAGGAACTGCTGGCAAAGAAAAAGCAGTACGGAATCGGCATCCTGAAGAACAAGCAACAGCTGGTTGAGGCACTGCAGAAAAAGGCCGGAACTGATCTGGCGGAATCAGCCAAGAAGAAAGCGGCAGATGAAGCCAAACAGCTTCTGGTGAAAAAGCAGAAGGAACTGGTCGAAAAGGCTGCGGCCGGAGTTCAGCTCCCGGAATCCCCGTTGGACTACACAGGTTTTATCAGCCAGGTATCCGATGCCGAAAAGGCTCTGGCATCAGCCAAAGATCTTCCTCAAGAGTTGCTTGCCGGACACGCCAAGGAAATTGCTCTGAAAAAGCAGCTCTTTCAGGAGCAGATTACCAAGCTCAAGTCGTCGGAACTCAAATCCATCGCCAAAGATACGCAGCTCAAACACTGGCAATGGGCAAGCAAAGATGACCTCGTCACGCTCTTTACTGAAACCGATCCCGGGAAGATCAGTGAAGCGCAATCCAATATCGAGAGCAAATGGCAGAAATGGGCTGAAAAGCATGGTGGTAAAAAAGCGAAACAGGCTCCTGCAAAAGAGAAAAAGTCAGCACCTAAACCGGCTGCTGAAACCAAAACCAAGCCGCCATCTTTTGCCCAGAAAGGCGTTGAATTTGAAAACGCCGACCAGAAATGGAATGAAAAATCTGCGTCCGGAAAATTCAATAAGTCAGGCAAGGCCAATGTCGGCGGAGCACATGAAAAAGAGTTCTGGACTGATGAGAACGGTGATAAATGGCTATTCAAACCGGCCAAAAACTCCAAAGACAACTTTATCGCTCATGGTGAGGAAGCCGCATACAGAATCGGTCGTCTGATCGATCCCGATGCAATCGAGGTGCGGAATATCCAGCTGAACGGCAGGACTGGTTCCATTCAGAAATGGCGCACGGACCTGAAGTCAGAAATCGACTTCAGGAATATACTGCCGGAGGATCTGACCACCGTTGAGCTTGAACAGCTGCAGCGGGAGCATGTGATTGACTGGCTTATCGCCAACCATGACGGGCACTCAAAACAGTTCATCCGTGGAAGAAACGGTCATGTCTATGGCATCGACAAAGGGCAGGCTTTCAAACATCTCGGCAAGGACAGTCTTTCTCTGGATTACCATCCCAACAGCGCCTTTGGTGAAGAGGAGCCTTTTTACAACAAGGTCTTTCGGGCAGCCAAGGACGGCAAGGTCAACTTTGATCCTCAGGTCACCCTAAAATACATTCAGGAAGTCGAAAAGATATCTGACGATACCTATCTCGATATCATCCGGCCCTATGCCGAGGGACGTTTTGGAAAAGATAAAATCGGGCTGGATAAATTCTATGAGCAGGCGCTTCAGCGCAAACATGACCTGCGGAAGGATTTCGAGCGATATTACGGTGAGGTTTTAGGCCGGAAAGATTTCAGTTTCACCTCACTGCAGGCAAAGCCCGGAATCAAAAAACTGCTGCAGGATGCGGATGAGAAAATCATCGATGATGCGGGTAAACTTGGATGGCAGGGAAAAACGCTGCCGTTCGACAGTGGCGATGTCGAAGACCAGAACGCGCTGATATTCACAGAGACCTTCAAAGGCAAACAACGAACCGTTGTCAAAATGAAGATCCGGCCGGATACGGATTCCAAAATCACCGCACTGCTTCGGGAACAGCTGGACCTTGTCGAAATCAAGAAAGGCCAGCCTCTGGCAGATGACACCTTTTTTCCAACCATTCTGGAAGCCGTTAAGAACGTGAACTTTCATGTCGGTGACGGGAACTATAACCGGACCAAGCTGGCGAAGGCGGAGAAACTTCGAACCCGACTGCTTGTGCTCGCCCGCAGCAAAGATCCGGAAGTCAAAAAGATGGCCGACAGCTACATCAAATGGCTGGACGAGATCAAAGAGGCGGTCGACTGGGACCGCGCCACCAATGGCATCTTCGAACAGTACCTCCCTGAATTGCCGAAGCAGGCCAAGCCCAAGAAACCCGACTTCAAAGTCACCAGAGGTAAAGTCACTCACACCAAACGGAGCATCAGTGGCGGCAAGATCACCGTCGAGATGGATGATGTCGATAATTACGGGATGTTCAACCGGGACTCGCGGATGCAGGACGGCCTCCAATTTACCGCAGAGTTTGACGATGGCACTCGTTTGAAATACCGCCCATGGGACAATACAAATCTTTATGCCCAGCGAGGAGAGCTGGAGATTGTGATCGATGGTGATGCCAGCGGCAAGAAGGTCGAAGCTCTGATGACCAAACTGGAGAAACTCGGGATCGATGCACGTATCTCTTCTCCCGAAAATGCCGAGCAGATGTATCTGGAAAAGATGGCATACATTCGAAAAGTGGATCACACCGCAGAATACAAGCGCCTCCAAAAAAGTCTGGATGATCGCGATGCTTCCGTAAATGAGCGGGTGCAGACTCTTCGTGGCTTCTGGCAGAAGGAACTGAATGTCGATGATATCACCAAGCTACCCGATTATGACCCGATGGGCGCATATCAGGCCGGGTTTCTCGATCGTGGTTTGAAAGGCGGATACCGCCACCAGTACCGGTTCGACATCACCGAAGAGGATCTGGAAAAAAAGATGAAAGATTACTCCTTGGTCCACCGCTTGACCAACAATGAAGGCATGTCCGGGTTCATCGAAACCATCCTTGAAAACAACGGTGCCATGGTCAGTACGGTCGAAAAGATGCGCATGGGAGTTCCGCCCGGCGGCATGTCTCCAGTGGCCGACATGCAGACAGGCGGAGCCAGTTATTTCTTTACCCGGATTCAGAAAAAGCCAACCCGCGACGCTCCTCCGGCCCTTTATTTCAAAAAGAGCATGTTGCGGCGCATGGATGCGATCAGCTACAGCCACGATGCCTATGGCAAGGTTGTGGACGATTACGTCCGGAAAAACCGTGGAAATAACATCGACGATTGGAAAAAGTTTTCAGGCAAGAGCGGCAATGAGACCATCTTCAAGTATTCGGTGACGCTGCTGGATAATATCGAATACATCGTCGCTAATTCAGCCGCCGAGCGTCAGAAGATTATCAAGAGCTTCACCTCCCGTGGGATCAAGAAACTGCCCGACGGCCGCAAGGTGGAAGACATCGTCCATACACCGAGCACATGGAACACGAGGAAATGATATGGAAAACATAATTGCAGAGGAAAAAGCCCGAATCCAGAGGCAGCTTCATTGGTTCAATAAGCGTGGCTGCCGTTTGCTGATCCGGGAACGTGGCGGTGAAACATTTATCGACACGATTACCGCAGAACTGACCGTAACAAGGATTGCTCCACATTTTGACGCTTCGGGGAAAATTATACGAACGGACTTCTGGTTACTATGGAAGGAGCTCGGTTATCAGGAAGGCTTCAATTACAGCCATACGATCAAGGTCGTCAATGTATCCGTGGATGACACGCTGACAGCGCAATCAGCTGGAGCTGAGATCAATGCATGGCTGATTGTCGAGCTGACCGATGATCTGGACCGCATTTACAACCTTGAAATGATCGAGCCCGTTTCCGAACCGGCTCATGCCAAGCAGTGGGAGGCATGGCTGGCATTCAGAAAAAACAACCGGGATTTGTTCCAGCGCATCGATTCCGAGATCCTTGCCGAACACATCAAGATTGCGGAGGACTGGCAGTGAAGCTGAGATACATGATCGATTCCATCCTCGTTGATCCCAAAGCGGCAGTTCCAGAATATCGGCCTGTCGGTGTTTGGGTGCAAGGTCCCGGTCCGGGCCTCGATGTTGAAATGTTCTATCCGGACTCCAGCCGAGGCTACATTCAGGATCGTCGTGAACAGGCAGACTGGGTTATCAATCGTCTGGTTGAAAGCGGTGTTTTGACCCTCCCGGATGATTTTCTGGAGTATCACCGCCAGAGCCGGTCCTCCTATGACGGCGTGTTTTCCGAACCGGTCGAAACAGAGGAATACCCGTCAGTAAACGCCTGTGGTCTTGCTGTTTTGCAGTCTTTGAAGATTCCCGCCTAAAAAAGCAGACGCCTTTCCGACACATTTCAAAGCCTTCCGGTAAGTAATCGCTGAAACCTCCCGCTCGCCCGGTGCGATCGGGGCAAATAACAGTGATTGAACCGGAGAATTTGATGGAAATGTTTGCCACTGACCTGGAAAGGCTGGCGTTCCTCCTTGAGGCAGATGCGGCGCTCGCTATCGATCCCGACGAGCTCGGGACCGATGCAGCCGAACAGAAGGCTCCTGAAGAGCAGCCCCCGGAGAAACGCCCCAAGTACATCACCAATTACATCGGCAGCAAACAGAAACTGGTCGACTGGATCTGGCGTAACACCCCAGACGGAGTTTCCTCCGTTCTGGATGCCTTTTCCGGCTCGGCCGTTGTTGCTTACATGTACAAATCCAAAGGGCTGCGAGTTTTTGCCAATGACCGTCTTCGCTACAGTCACCACGCAGCCAGAGCCATTATCGAAAACAGTTCGACGAGGCTGTCCGAGGCAGAGATCGAAAAGCTGCTGGCGGACAATCCCAAAGCCAAGACCTTTGTTCAGGACAATTTCAAAGGGATTTTCTTTGCCAAAGGTGTCCACGCACTCATCGACTCGTTGAGGGCCAATTGCGACGACCTGTCCGGGTACAAAAAGGACATCGCGCTGTTTGCTCTCGGCAAAACCTGCATGAGCGGCAAAGGCGGGTTTGGCCACTTCTCGTCTTCCACCGATTACGGGAAACGGCAGGACACGCCTGAAGAATTCAAAAAACGCCTGAAAGCGAATATCGAGCGGATCAACGCCCTGATATTCGATAACGGCAAGGAGAACAAAGCCTATCGCGGGGATGTTAACGAGATCCTTCCCAAGGTGAAGGCTGACCTCGCTTACTTTGACCCGCCTTATGCCACCGAGTTTTCGACCACCAATTACGAAAAAGCCTATCACTTTGTCGAAGGGCTGATGACCTATTGGGACGGTCTGACCATCAAGGCGGACACCAAGGTCAAAAACTACGAAACCAGCCATGTGACGGTCACCAAGGGGAACGCCTCCGACTTCTTTCAGGAGTTTCTCGGCAATGCCACCCACATCCCGCACTGGCTTATTTCATACCGCGACCACGCCTATCCGAACGAACAGCAGATGAAAAAGATCATCGGCGGTCTGGGGCGTCAGAGCCGGATGAAGACCAAGGACCACAAGTATTCGATCACCTCCAAGCATGGCGAGGCTTCCAGTGCCAAGGAACGCCTTTTCGTTTGCCTGAAAGGAAACCAATCCCGTGCGGATACTGATCAAGCGGCAAAGCCTGTTCCAATGGCTGCCGCAGCCAATATCCATACCTCCATCCCGGTGGAGCTCTGCCTCGACGAGAACGCAGGACTGAACGCCGAAGCGATGAGCGGAGGTCTGCCGGGCGATCCCCAGTTTACCTTCATCCTCTGCCGAACCGGCACCAATCGGAATGGCGACCATTTCACCGCCGAGGAGCTGGCCACAAGGCACATGACCGTCATCAACAAGAAGGTCGATCTTCAGCACTCGCAGGAGTTCGGCGACATCGTCGGCGGGATTGTGGCGGCCGACTATCTGGAGGATGAAATTGGCGGCCGGGTCGAATGCGTGGGTGAACTCTACACCGGCGACACGCCCAATGCCCAGCTGGCCTACAAGCTCATGAAGCGAGGCATCATCACGCAGGTATCGATGGAGTGTGATTACGAAGAAGGTGAATGCTCCGTATGCCACAAGCGCTTCAAGAGCAAAGCCGATTACTGCACTCACCTCAGAAAATTTAAGGGCCGTGAACTCGATGGGAAACCCGTCTTCGAGATTCTTCACGGCGTGACTTTTACGGGCCTGGGCCTGCTGGACCGCAAAGGGGCAGATGAAAATGCCCGCATTCTGCAGGTGGCGTCGGTTCAGGAACCATCTGTTGAACACCAACCCAAAGGAGATCCAACTATGGACGAAAAAACCAAGAAACCAGATGAGTCGTCCGCCGACGCCGCTAAGAAAAAACAGGAACGGCAGGAAGACAATCCGGCTCCCGGAGGCGAGCTGGAAAAGGAAAACCGCCAGCTGAAAGCTCAGGTGGCCGAACTTCAGAAACGCATTCAGGAGCTGGAGGCCGAACAGAAGGCAGCCGCTTCGAAAGCCCGCGCTCACAAGCTGATCTCAAAGCTCGAAAAGCAAGGCATGGATTTCGGCGAGGACCGCGACACCGAACTCAAGCGTCTGGCGGAACTGTCGGACGACGCTTTTGCCGCCACCGAGGCCGCCTATGAAAAGATGGCCAAAAGCCACAAGGCGGATGCCAAGGCTCAGCCGGAACCGGAAAAAGAGCCTGAAAAGCAGAAGTCCAAAGCATCGAGCGAAACACCCATGCGCAGTTCCGCTGGGGTGAGACCGCACGACGTGGATGACCGCAAGCTCTCCCTCGAGGATCGCCTGCGCAGCGGCTTCATGGCTGCCTACAACAACCGTGTCGGTAACGAATCGAACGAAACCGTGGAAATCAACTAACAAGGAGAAGAGCTATGTCTTTTATCAATCCATGTCA